CCTCCACCGATGCTATAGAAGCTGTACTGATTGAAGACGTAAGCCTGGTTGCTGCCATCCCAGGTGAATGTCCACGTCGGAGTACCGCCCTCGAATATATGCCAGAATGCTTGATAACCCGCGATTAGGCCATTTATCCTGTGCCACGTGCCATCTGGCGGATTGATCTGAGGGCCGGTGCCGACGTTACCGGTTACGATAATTAGGTCTCCAGCATGCGTGGTGGTGGAACCGAAAGATGCACTGGACCCGCCGCCAGTGGACAGCCGGTTAAACGCCGCACGGAGAGTGGGATCGTAGATCGGCATAAGTTAGATTCTGAAGATGCCGCTTCCGTTCCAGACGACCGGGATATTCGCGCCACTCGTGGCGAGCGGGAAGCCCAAAATCGTGTCAAAGAGCATGAGTAGCGGGGACGTCACATCGGCGGGGCTGCCATCGCCTACCAATTTGTAGAGGGCTATGAATTTCGCTAGAGAGCCGCCTGGGACTGCGGGGAATGTCGCCGTTGCCGCGTTCAATGTCCCGGCTGTTGTCGTGATAGAACCGAGCGTCTGATCTGTTCCGACCCGATTGGCCCCGAGGTCATTTAAGTGGACGTGCGCCGCCAAGTTTGGGGTATACGTATCCTTGAGCAGGCATACTTTGATGGTATCTACTGCTGGGTCCAGTTGTGAATCCAGCACGTATTTCCGTCCGCTATCGAACCAGTTATTTGCCATGCTATTTCAGGTTCCCATTGCGGATCATCCAGATTACTGCGTCCGGTTCCTGCTGGAATGCGAGCGTCAGGGGACCATTTTTCTCAAAGATATGGTTGGCGAGCGCCGCCAAATCCTCGCTCTGATATTGGTCGGTGAAAAACTGATACTTCATAATGCGCATCTTCTGACCGCTGGTTTGTGACCAGATGAGCGAATAGCCGATTAAGGTGGGTTTGATGGCGCGCGAGCCGTGGCGCATCTGTGCCTTACTCGCGATATTTGCCGGGCCGAGCGGTTGCGAAGGATTTGTCTCCTGAATGATATGCTCGCCGCTCGCAGTCCCGACTACGAGCACACGACCCTCGACCAGCCACTGAATCGCGTCCTGCGTCGGTAGCGTTATGTTGATGGCCATGTCGGCGGTCACTAATCCGCCTGGGGTTAGTGCCGAGAAGTTCTCAAAGTCGGCAGATACCGAGAGAAATACCTGCCCGTGGCGCCCGAATACTAGCCGACCGCGAAAGAATGAGACCGTCTGAGGAAAGCCGTCACGATTATTGAAGGCCCCGACCGCCCAGTTGGAGGTGGCGTTCGATGCGAATACGACGGCTTGCGGAAGCCGATTGATGGTTCCCGCCTGTGGCTGCTCGATCACATCCGCGGTTGCCGTCCAGAGCCGATTATCGACCGTGCCGCCGGAGACATACGGCGTCCATAGCGTCCCATCTACATTGGGACCAGTACCGTCACCATCCGTATCGTCCTGATGCAACTGAAAAGTATTTCCCGATATGCCGGCCGCCCGATAGAACGTATCGTTCACCTCGACCATGCCAACGACATCCTTGATGAATACGAGATCGCCGTTGGCAAACACCGGGCTGGTAGAAAGCGTCACGACTGGCGGATTTGCGGCCGTGATGCCCGTGATCGTGGCGGCGACGCCCACAGGATCTATGCCACGTGCGATTAGCTGAACGAAGCCGAACCCAGGGTCACGGTAAGCCCACCGTATACCCGCAGTATCGCCATTATCCCAGGCCTCGCCGCTGATATGCGTAGGCGGGATCGTGCCAGTGGTTCCCCCGTTCATAGCCTCGTAGGTAATCCCATTGAACCGTCGTCGCTTTCCCTTGGCGACTGCTTTCGTCGATTCCCACGGCCTGATGGTCCGCACATTCTGCTCAGTGAGCTGAAAGAGTGCGCCCATGATGCCGGGATCGAAGATATCGGCCGAGGCTGTCAGCGTGATTCCATTGCCATCCTCGGCAGAGGCGAACACGATTGGATTGGTCCCTGGATTGGCATCGCCGAATGGCCCGCCAGTGAACTGTGACAGACGGTCTAATCTCCAATTGGCTGTGCCGAAGTGCAGCAGTTTATAGACGGGAAACTTGGTGCTGCGGTGGGTGATATAGATAACGTCCGCGCTCGGCACATAATCGAGTTGCGCAAATCCGTTGGCGTCATATAGATCCGTGAAGGCGTAGGGTGTTGGAATTTCATAGACTACCGATGACGGTGACGAGGACGTACCGCTTCCGCTAAAGCCTCCTCCTCCGGCGGTCACTTGCTGAATACCCACGCCTGAGTAGATTATGGCCCCTGTCGCGAAGACCGTCAGCGGTGCCCATTGCGGCACGCCGAGATTTACCCATTGAACGGGATTGGGATCGCCCGCATCAAAATCATAGGTGGTACGCCCGACAGCGGTTTGCCAGATTGGCGGCAGGCCGCTCTTTGAGGTTCCGGCATGCCTGCAGCCCTGGATATTGCCATTGCTGTCGACGATGATGTCCCCAAGACTGCGCACGACGCCGGGTGCCCAATAAGTAAATCCGAGATTCGTCCAGGTCAGGGCGCCATCTATGGTCGTTCCGCCCACCGTGGGATTCCAATTCGGGCCTAGTACTGGGCCGATGGTCAGGCTGGTGACTGGCGCGTGATTCTGGTGGAACCGCAGATAGTGGTCGCCCCACTCCAACATGAAGGATTCGGTGACGTTGAAGACGAAGGGCATCAGGAACACAAGCCCAGAGTTCTTGGTTTCAGCTTCAAAGCGCGTGCCTGGGCGACGCCGCACCGGGCCTTGCACCATCGGGATGAAATTCTCGAGCCTGAAACAGCCGGAGCCGTACTGTTTGATATCGGTGCGGCTCTCGCAGGCGGGGGACAGCTCCCCGCTATTGAAGGCGACTAATCCGGGCGAGGCTTTCATGCAGGCTCACTTGTATTCTGTCACGATAATGGCGCCTACCGCGCCAGCGCCGCCGGTTGTAGTGCTGGTCGTTCCATTGCAGTCCCCACCGCCGCCACCCGCACCGTAGTTTTTCCCAGCCGTCCCTACGACGCAATTACCGCTCGCATTCACCCCGGCGACGCCACCGCCGAAGACACTGACCCCACCACGCCCCATAGGGACCACTGGTGTACCCGAGCCACCGACATAACCAGCGTCGCCCGCGTTTCCAACGGGGACAAAATCGCCGGTTCCTGCTACACCGCCTGCGCCTGATGCACCGGGCGTGGTGGTAGATGAGCCGCCGCCACCAGTCCCAGCTTTGCCTACGCACAATGTTCCTAGTGAGGTATCGCCACCATTGTTACCTGGGTTGTTCCCTGTCGTCCCGACTGTTCCGCCCGCGCCAATGGTAACGGTCTGTGAACTGCCGATCTGGGCCGCGGTGAGGCGCACGCGAGAATAACCGCCAGAACCGCCGCCGCCGCCAGTGACATTATTCGTCGTCCCGCCAGCGGAACCGCCGCCTGCGCCGCCTCCGCCGACGCACTCGACAACCGCGAAACTGATACTCGCCACGGGGGTATATGTCCCCGAGGACGTGAAGATCTGAAGTGAGACGCCGGACGATACGCCAGTTGAGCCGGTAGGCCCCGTTGGACCCGTGGCCCCTGTGGATCCGGTCGGTCCCGTAGGACCAGTAGGACCACTCGGGCCGGTCGCTCCAGTTACGCCCGTAGAACCCGTCGCACCCGTGGGACCCGAAGGTCCAGTGGCTCCTGTCGGGCCTGCTACGCCGGTAGAGCCAGTTGGTCCTGTCGGACCTGTCGGACCGGTTGCCCCCGTCGCACCACCAGCCGGGCCGGTGGCCCCGGTGACTCCGGTAGCTCCCGTCGCGCCAGCCGCGCCCGTGGCCCCCGTAGGACCACCTGCCCCTACCGGCGGAAAGGGCTCGAAGGCGTAGGCCATCCCCACCGCAAGGAATGCCGCTAGAATCAATAACACTGCTACCGATCGTGTTTTCATCAGAATCCTATCGAACAGCCGCCCGCTCGAGCAGTGATGGTGGCTCCCGTTGTGACGTCTTGAATATCCAGCATGTCATTCGCCGCGGTCGTTACCGTATGGCTCGTGTCAGAGCATGTAGTGCCGTTCGAGATTGTGCACGTAAGTCCGCTTGCCGGAGACGCGCCGTTGACCCGAAGTGTGAAGGCGTCCGATTTGGCGTTGCCTTCGGCTGCAGTCGTATGACAGAACATCTTTGTGATGGAGGCTGCTTTACCGATAGGCAACTGTACGAGCGCTTCTGTCGTGGCGGCCGTCCCGAGACCGATGGCCGGTACGAAATCGGTCACTGCCGATACCGGTAAGGCGCTCGACCCGCCCGTCCACCAATGATCGCTTGGGCCTGCAACTCCCGTACTTCCCGTAGACCCAGTTGCCCCAGTAGCCCCTGCGGCTCCACTTGAACCTGTTGCGCCGCTCGCCCCGGATGCACCCGATGCTCCAGTCGCCGCGGCCGGCCCTGTTGGCCCAGTAGAGCCCGTGGCACCGGTTGCGCCATTGGAACCATTGGAGCCCGCCGCACCTGAAGCACCACTTGCTCCGGTAGCGGCAGCCGGACCTGTAGGGCCGCTTGGGCCTGTCGCTCCGGCAGCACCAGCCGCACCTGACGTTCCGCTTGCTCCAGATGCACCGGAGGCACCTGTGGAACCGGCTGCTCCGGAGGCTCCGGAAGCGCCGGTTGCGGCTGCTGGCCCGGTAGGACCCGTGGGGCCAGCAGCTCCGCTACTTCCAGAAGCGCCCGAGGAACCGGCGGATCCGGATGCTCCAGATGGACCTGTCATGCCCGTCGATCCTACGGGACCTGATATGCCCGTGGCTCCAGTGGCTCCCGTGGGACCGGTAGTGCCAACAGAGCCTGCCGCGCCGGTACTACCTGATGAGCCCTCAGGTCCAGTCATACCTCTTTGGCCCGTCATTCCGGTAGCGCCAGTCGCGCCCGGAGGACCTTGACCGGGTATGTCCGCTGTGGAACTTTGCGGCCCCGCTACTCCCCAGGGCCATTGCACCGCCCATACTGGCGAACTGGACAATGCCAGTAATAGCGAGACCAGAAGAGCGCGAGAGGCTATCATCCGGGAAGCCTCGATATGAGCCAGGAATGATCGGGCAAAGGATCCGGCGGCAATTCGATCGCGTTCGCCCGGATCGCGGCCATGATAGCGGCCTTGTATTCCCCTTGGGCGAGTTGGCGTTTATTGGCGGTCTGGATCAGATCCTCCGCCATCTCCATTGCGAGACGGCAGGCCAGCGCCATCACGAAACACGAGTCGAACTGGTTCGGGTCGGTCACCTTGCGCATGTAGCGGATGCCCAGCGGTGCCGGAAAGTTCGTCACGATGGTCTGGCCCTCTATGCGGTAGTCGCTGCCATCTACGACCAGGCCGAGCACTCTCGTACTTCCAGGCGAGATCACGTCCCCCATGCCGCCCGGCGAGAAGCGCCCGGCCTGGATCAATTTCAAATAGTCGTCAGGAAGCTGGTAGGCGTGGCTGTAACCGAAGGCTGGAACGTCCAAGAGGGCTGGGAGCAATACCCGCTTCATCGCGAATGACCACTGGTGCGCACGAATCTCGTTGTCACGCTCCATTGCGTAGATGGCGTTCAGTGAGCGCGCCGACTTGACGTTATCGGTGAAGCTGAGAATCCGCTGCTGGCCCAGCTTGGTCAGCGCGAGGTTCGCGATGTCAACATCCGAGGGCATTGCATTGCTCCCGTTGGAGTCGGCTTCTGTCTAAGGCGCACTGTCTGCAACGACCTCGACCTTTTCTTGGGCCGCCCGCATAGCGATTCGCAGGAGTTAATTCGTGGCCTCGTTTGCAATGCGTAGGACATTTGAGCGGCGAACGTCCGATATTCTCGGCGTGGGTAACCGGCTCGACATGATATGGACTGGCGCATCCGCGATTGCGGCAGAGATGATCCATCTCCTTGCCCTCGGGGATCGGTCCTACGAAATGCTCATAAGCGACGCGATGCGCTGTGTACATCCGGTCGCCAAGGCGGAAGATTCCGTAGCCGCAGGTGTCCCGATAGGCCATCCATTCCCAACAGCCATCCGGTGAGATAATTACCTTGTCGAGAAATCGCGCTAACTGTTCTTCTGTCATCTTGTCGCTAGGCATTCGCGCTGCTCCAGCGCGCGCAAGAATTGTCGCGCTAGAATGGCTAGATCGTCATCGGGATCGGCATTGACTCGATCTAGGATCTTATTCGCAAGCACAATAGCTGCGACTTTTTCCTCAAGCTGCGTGGGCGGTTTGGATGATGCCATCTAACCGATGAGCGTATAGCCTTCTTCAAAGGCTTTCGCTGGTGAGATCGATTTGTAGCCGTCCTCGTAAACAACGTAATAGTCGCCCGGCATCGGCATGTACCTGCTCACAACAGCCTTGGCTACGATTACGGGCGCGTAGCCGGGGTCCAAGATCGGCAGGATTACGTCTCCATTCGGCAGAACCTTGAGACCTTCGCCAATCTTGAGTGCCCAGACTTCCTTGTGACACAGATATTTGGGCATCTGGCGCGATGCATTACTTTCGCTCATGGAGTCTCCCATAGAATCTCCTACGGATTCCCCGGCTTGTGCAGACAATGGGCGAATTCGGCCGTCGAGACGTTCAGAGTCCCCGAATCCGACACGCATTGCCAACCCAACGATGGATCGCCAGTGACCGCGTTATCGACCACGCCAGCGCCGTGCTGGATGATGAGGCCGTGAGTTGCGGTTGGTGTATCGACTGGAGCAGCGAGTTGTGGCGGGAATGCAAAGCAGCGCAGATTGCCGCCTTCCGTCCAGCTCCACACCCAGTTGCACCGCGGCCCCGAGGCCGGATCCATCACGATGACCGGCGTGCTCGTACCTACCGCCACGGGGGAGCCTGTGGTGCCCTTGGCGTTGATTGCCCAACCATCCGCGGTCAGAGTCGGCGATGCCGCAAATGCCCATGCTGCAGCAACGAACGATGCGACGAATAGAACGATTACCATCCGTAAGTGCCGCATCAATTCACCGCTGCGATCTTACCGGAGAAGTAATTGATGAGCTCTTCAAGGAAAGTGATCACCTGAATGTTTCCGCCGGTGAGCTTCGTTAGATCGACACGGAACTCCATATCGCCCGCGCCCGGTGCCGAAGTGCCCGCGGTAATCTGAAATTCGGTCTGGCCGACCGTTTTGCTCGCGCTGATAGATGCCATCGCTTACCTCGGAAGGAAGGGGGCCGAAGCCCCCATCCGGCTACTGCATCTTGTAGGAAATTTCCAGCAAGATTGTCCCACCCGCGACGATGGCCGCTTCCGCGACAACCACCACGTCATATTCGGTCTGCGGATCTGCGGCGAGGCCAAGAACCTGCCAGATCATCTGGTCGGCGTTGAGCAGTGTGTAGAAATTGGTATTCGCGAATATCTGCTCCGCCTTCGTCGCGGCATTGGTCATCGCGACCGCATCGCCAAAGAACTGATCGGCGCCGGTCACGCCACCTGCCAACGTCAGCCATCCCGTGGTCGAGCTGAATCCGCCACGCAATGGAGTCTCCCAGAGGCCGATATCGACCGTCGTAGAGGCCGACAACGCGGCATTCGACAATAGACAAGAGACTACAACGGCATTTGCCGGAAGCGTGAAGAACCCATACATCGAGGCAATTGAGTCCGCGGTCACGGTCAGCACGCGCGCCCGCTTCATGAAGTTGCGGCCTGCGGTGCGCAGATCGGACGGTAGCGGCGGTGAAGCGTCGCGATTGGTTATCACTCCTGATTTACGAATGAATACAGCCATTTGTCTTTACCTCCGTCCCCGCCAGGGCAACGGTGCTAAGGCAACGTGGTCCATGCGCCCATCGTTGACGTTTGACGGCCTTGCACACCCGTCGTCTGCGCAGGCAGAGGCGGCGGGTCAGGGGCGACCACCACAAGGACGGCCGCCCCCAAATCCGTGATAATCAAATCCAACTCGGCGAGTTGCGGACCTGTCAGGCTGGCCGTCAACACCAACGCAGCCAGATTCGCCCGAGCTGTCTTGAGCCGTGCGGAGAGCGTCTCCTGCGTCACGGCTTTTTCACATCGGCCGGCTTCGCTATCGGAGCCGCCATTTTCTTCGGCGGATCGTCCGCGCCCTTGGTGGCCGACTCCGGGCCAGCCACTCCGACACGATGGACGATTCGCTTTACTTCATCGGCCATTTGCTTACCTCACCTCTTTACTTGAGGCAGTTCACCAACATGACCTTCTTTTCCTGGAGTCGGCACGCACCGAAATACGCGTCGATGTAGATCTGCCACGGATGTCCGCGCAGGTCGAAGCGCTGCGTGATTTTCGTCTCGATGCCCTGCCAGGTGCCGAAGTGCATCCCACCGCCGGCGTACACCGGAACCTTCCGATAGGCCAGCGTCGAATCGAGCCCGAGTTGCTCGCTATGGATGAACTGGATACCCAGGAAGCGTGTGATCTTGCCTTCCGCGAGTACCGGCGCATCTGGCTGGTTGAAGTCGCGGTTGATGACCTGCGCCTCAGCCAGCAGATTGTCGAGCTGAGTCGCCGATGCGACGCACCAGAGCTTCTCGACATCCAAATCGACTTCGTTCTGCAGGAGCAATCGCCGGGCTTCACGGAGTTTGGCGACGGTCAGGCCAGTATCGGCCGACGCCCCGAAGTTCGACGCGATGATATTGCCCGACGGGAACGCGGTCGTATCATTGCCGAGCTGGCCGGTCTTGCTCGTCTCATCGAATGCCCGAATGCACTCAGCGTCGTGCTGCCGATTCATGGCCGCCTGCAATGCCTCCGCGTAACTGGAGCGCGGGTCGGCCATCGTCTGGATTTCGTCCCACTTATCAAAGGGGACTGCCCCATCGAACGGCTTCGGCGTGACCCACCGATCGTCATGCGGCACATCCATAAACGTGATCGGCTCCAACCGCACCGTCCGCTGCTGGACGCCCAAAATGCCGATCTGTTTTACGGCCTGGGCCTGCTGTGACCCGGTATGGACGCCCTGTTTGAAACTGCTTACTATACGCTCATAGCGCTGTTGAGCAAGCAATTCGAAGATTTGGGTAAACTTGTACTCAAAAAGTGCCACTACGCTCTGATCAATAGTAGCCATCGCTACTTAACCTCTTTAAGTATCACTTGAGTCAAGTGAGACTCAAGGTAAGAGGCTACTTTGCGAGCGATCTCAACGGAATCTCTCAGATGGCCAAGCGCAATATTGCAGTGGCGACAAAGCAGTGCACGCACCTTCCCCGTTGCGTGATCGTGATCGACGTGACGAGTTACTTCGTCGATGGAGTCGGCACAAATCGCGCACTGGAAAGATTGCGCAGCGAGCATCGCCTGAAATTCAGCGAAGCTCATCCCATATTTGTGTCTCAGATCTCTGTCGTGGAAGTAGGAAGGATCCTGCGCACGTTTAGCGGCGTTCCATTGCCGATTACGCACGCGTCCCTGTTCACGTAGCTCTTCGGGCCCTTCGCGGATTTTCTGGCGTTGAAGACAGGCAGCATTCTTCTGCCGATACGGGAACAGTTTATACTGCTCGCGCCGTTTCGCCTTGCGTCGTTCGTACCAAGATGGATCAGACTCCGTCTTGCGTAGTTCCCACGCTTTATAGGCTTCGGCTTTTTTGGCTTTGAGTTCTTCCGGAGTCATCCGGTGCAGCCTCTAGTTAATCCCTCGATCAACGTCGACGCGGCCTACCCGGATAACCGGAACCTTGTCTAGCTCAAATAACGCTTGAGCATACTGGCGGCAGTCTCATCCTGCTTCAGCGGACCTCCGTAGGCTACCCGCTACCGCGAGCATTAGCACAAACACTGTGCCAAGGGAAATAGCCTTACCAATGCGGCGGATCGGCGTTGGATGGGAAAGATAGTCGCGCGTCGCGGCATCTTCTGGCTCGTACTCGCCCCTAGTCGTGGTTTCCCAGCCGCTCGCAGCGATGTTCGCCGGCGTGAAGTAGGCATCATTCAGATTGATGTAACCCTTCGGCTGCGCATGGCTGAGATTCACCGCAATCAGGATCGCGATGGTCAGGATTATCAGAATGTGCCCATGTTTCACGTGGAACATTGCCTCGAAGGCCCACAGCGAGAGTAACGGCATAAAGAGCGCGGGAAGTGCGAGCGTACGCCAAGGGAACTGAAAGTATTGAAGGATCGAGATGTGATCCCAGACGGGCGTGCTGTAACCGGTCGCCAGGAAGGCGCCGATTATTGATGCGGCGGCGAACGCACAAACAAGTGATATCCGTTCGGAATCGGAATCTCCTCGCCACAATCGGGACAGTGCCAGCCGAGCAGGACCTTGCCGTTCTCGGCTATTACTGTCACTGGGATCGCCTGGGGATGCTCGCAGTTGATCATGAAAGGCATAGATGACTCTCCTTAAGGAGGCGGCGGCAGCACAGGCTGCCAATGGGTGGGCTTGATTCCGAAGACGCCACGGGCTGTCCAGCAAGATAGATTGGCTGCCCATCTCATCACTACAAGTTGGTCTACCCATAGATAATTGCCGGGGGCGGGGACGTAGCCAATTACCCAAGTTCCATCGTGTGGCGCGGTCTCTATGGTTTGCCACTCCATAAGCAAAGAATAGACCCGTTAGGGCCAACGCGATATGCGGCAGGCCGAGCGCATAGTCCATGCCGAGCGGCGAATAGCCGAATTGCCAGTGGCCCCAAACGAGTTGATTCAGCCAGATGAAATGGCGATGGTAATCGAAGAAGTCGGTGCGCAGCAATTCGGGCCGGACATACTGCATCTCGAAGAGGGCGGGAAGCCAGAAATAAGCGCTGAGACCTACAGCACCGGCCAGCGCCCTGGGGGAGCGCCAACCGGTGCCTCGGCTGGAGGAGATTGCAATGAATGTTGGAAACATTAGCAGAGCGATGGCATTGTGCGCAAGTGGCAGCAGCGCGAGCGCGAAGGCCGCGAAATACCACGGCCACGCGAGCAGGACATAAAGGCCAAGCGGCGCGACGCAGAGGGCGGCCATTTCCGCCATACGGACGCTCACGTATAAGTCAATAGATTGATAGGGTGCCCACAACCAGGCGACGGAGGCTCCGAGTGATGCCCACTGAGAGAATCCCAAGTGCCGCCCTATTCCGTAAACTGACGCGGCGCCTACGGCAACTAGAAGTGCAAGCGCGAGCTGTAAGGAGACGGCTAGCCCGCATCCGAGCTTCCAAAACGGGAGTGCCACCGCGTAAATGAGCGGTGGACAGAATTCAAATAGTGGCTGGCCGCGACCGCTCGATAGATCTGGCGCCCATAAAGGCGGGAAGCCGGAGCGGCTGAATTCAACTAGCCGAGCGGGGTAGGCCATCGAGTCATGTCCGTCAATCAGAAGTGGCTGGAATAAAGGGAGTGTGAAGGTCAGATATGCCACGCTCGCGATTAAGGCTAGAATTAGCTTGTCGCGGTTATGTAATACTTGATAACCCAAGTGGGTTCGGTTATCTTGTTTCTGTGGAAAATCGCAATCCGATTGACGAAGCGTTCAAGATATTACATGCGGACATGGACGCAACATGCCCCGCAGCGCTCATTGAGCGTGGCCGCCGGATGTGGCGCGTACTTGGCTTAACTAACACAGATCTGGCAGCTATAGAAACTTGCATCGGTGCTCCTAAGCTAGAGCAACTCCTTTCGCTGGCCTCTTGTGATGCCCCCATGGTACAAGCCGTGACACGGCTCGCGCGTGAATTTAGCCATATGAGCTTGCGTGCATTCAGTCGTAGTTGGCGTACAAGCAAAAAGGGCGGACTGGTACGTAGCCCGCGTAAGGCGGCTGCCGCTCGTGCTAATGGAAAGCTCGGAGGACGACCTGCCTTATCCAAGACCCGTAAGCGGAAGCCGCGCGCGCGTGAATAGAAGATACGCGGCGCAGCCTGTACTGAGTAGGACAACTTTATTTCCAACACGGTACAGAAACGTTCCGCATTTCCTCGTGCATCGGCCATGTCCATCCATGGCGCGCGGCCCATCCTTCGGTGCGCGGACCCGGCACGTTAGCCCAATTATAGGTCTCGCACATTGCTACGTCGCCGTGCCGCACATAGCTGGTGATTGTCGCCCATTCTTCAAGACTGTGATACCAAGGATAGCCGTAAATTGGACGATCGCAGACCCAAGCCCCTGACTGATCGGGGCCGCTCCCCATCCACGTCCCGAGTGTGAATGAGAAGGCTAAGACAATGATGATAACCCTCGTGATCTCCATACTAGCGAACCGAACGTACACGCTGATCTACCGGCTTGCGGCGGCGGGCTCGTCGTGAATGCGGCGTCTCAATTAATGCTCGGCCTGTCCTATTATGTGCGAATCCAAGATATTGAGCCGGGAATACCTGCTGCCAACCATGCCCTGGATCCCAAGTCGCCTGATAGGCTCCAGGTAGCATCGCCGCCGGATTCCACGGCCCACTCAGTTTGCGCATCAGATCCCAGGGACCTTTACTTCCCGGCACAAAATACGCTGGCAATACGAAGTTGCTGAGCATCATCCCGTGCTTGATCTGCCCTTGAGTGTCGTCCTCGACTGGGTCGCATGCCTCGTAGGCCAGAAACAGCGCGTTCGGCAGATCCGACCATTGTGCGGTCTGGTCGATATATGGGTCGCCGAGCATTTCGAGAATCTCATGGCTGATGGTCACGGAGGGCTTCATCCCCGCATCAAGGGTCGTCTTGGCGAAGGCGAAACCGATAGGTCCGCCGCCTGAACCGGTCTCATGAAAACCTGCTGCTCCGGCAACTGTGGAATCGTCCGCTATAACAAATTGCCATGACGCGGGATTCATCTTCTGGTCTTTCGAGACGAATTTAAATCCGATGAGTTCCGTATCCCAATACCTTGCAAAATCTTGATTTGCTTGGGCCGCAACGGCGCTCATGACTGCTGCGACTTGCGCATCAGTCATCACGGTGGATATGTTCTGGTACTGGATAATCATTCAGTTCCCTCCGCCGCCTATGTAACATCCAGGCAAGACGATCAACGCGGGCACTGGCGTAGCGCCTGGGCTGGGACTCGCTACTGGAGTCGGTTGCGCTGCAAGAAGGGCGCTGCGAGCCTGTTGACATTCTCCTGGATTCAAGAACCCGCCTGGCGGTCCCTCGAAATAAACCCCGTCCACGTTGTTCAGGGGATTCTCGACGATAAAGAAGTATCCAGCCAGGATGATTCCGACTAAGAGTTTTGCCCAGTGCCGTTTCATCGCATCTCCATCAGCGCGGTCGGCCATGCTCGCTTAGACTCCTCATCGAAGCGCTGTAGACCGTGGTAATTGTGATTGTGCAGGTGATCTTCCTGTCGCCGGCCCGACCAGGCAATATTCATCTTGCTGATGATATCGACTGTGCTGGTGGGATCGGCCTGAAACATTCTGGCCACCCATGAGACTTCAGGCGATACAACGACGGGCACATTTGCAATCACGAAATCGGCGCTAACGATGTTGAAAGTCTCGCTGAAGGAGACCTGCATTCCAAGGTCCATCAGCCGGACTAAGGACATGAATTCGCTACGGTCCAGCCAGGGATGACCGACGAGCGTGTGCGGCGGTTTTACGTTCGCGAATAATGCGCGCAGATTCTTCAGTACCTGGGCTCCGTTCATCTCGATTCGATCCGAATTGATGTGGAATCGGATCGTGAAGCCCCGTGCGTTCGCCCAATCGATTGCGGCACAGGCCTGAGTGAGTTGGTTCTTCATAGGCCGGATCGCCCCGAAGCATCCAATGTCCACTACATCATCCGCCGGCAATCCCTTACGCGGTTCCAGCGGCGCGAGCGGGTAATAGTTCGGCGTGTAGGGGATATGAACACCAAAGATCCGTCGAAAATCGGTTTGTGCCCGCAAGGAATTAGCCGATACCGTGACATGGGCCAATTTCGAGTACGCGAATAGCCATTCCATCGCATTTCCCTCGTTCGCAAGGAAGGGCAATTCACTGTGCATGCGGACATTCCATCGGATATCAGGGTGCAATCGAGTCAGTAGGGCTAGCTTGGCCGGTCGGACCCATAGGGCCTCCAAGATAGCGTGTGTCGGTCTGGATGCCGTAACGGCGCGGTCTATCTCGTTGTCATCCTGTATACGCTCGAATGCCGCCTCGATGCCGAGGCTCTGGAGCATATCGGTAACGTAGTTGACCGAATTTCGCAGCCCGGTCCAATTGGTATTAGGCCAGCCTCGCGGCTGCGGGTGTGGTGGATGCGGAGGATGAGGGTGGTGGTGCGGGTCGTAGTAATCGCCACGTTTCTTGAGCAGAAACAGAACCTTAACAGGCTTCAACGGATTCTATGCTCCCTGCGCTCCGATGCGAATCAGCCGATCCCATTCCTGTCGTTCCGGGCCGCCTGGATTCGCGATGACCTTGCCGGACCATTCCTTATCGAGTTTGAGCATATCCAAACGGGCGCGCGCCGCCGCCGGGCTCATATCGAAACCGTTGCGCCCACCGTCCACGAATTTGTCCTCGACGCCGGCTTTTTCGCCGATCATCGCGAACAGTTTCATGAAGGCAGAGGTGCCGATAGCGTCTTCGACCTTGCCGAGAATTTCGCTGGCTTTCTCACCCGCAATCTTTTCGCCGACCAGGGGAACAACGAATTCGCGCACGGCGCGGCGCGCTAGCTCCTGTTTCTGATTGAAGACCTCGCCCGGCCATTCTTTGTGCAGGGTCTCCATGTCGAGCTGTTCCTGCTGTTCTTGCGCGCGGTCTTGCGCAGCCACGGCTTCATTCATATAGCTATTCCAGCCGTTGGCGATCACGTCGACTTGGCGCTGGTTGAGGCCGGCTATGTGGAGAAGCGGTGCCATCTTGCCCGCGAATTCTTCGCCGCCTTCGACTGTGGGGAGCTTGTAATCAGCCGCCGTCTT